GGCCAGGACGGCATACAGGGATAATGATACTTCTGTAATTCGCAGCCCGGCCACAAGGAAGGCGGGGAGGTTAGAGGCCTATGGAGCAGCCCAGCAAGCCGCCGCCTGATGATTTCCCGCTTCTCAGGGATGTCGAGGACAAATGTGAGAAAATAACCGCTTAAGAAATTTTTGGGAGCCATAACCGGGAAGGTTATTCCCGTGTTCTGGCTCCTTTAACATACCCACAAGAAAGGAGTACACACAATGGATCGAGATTTCAAACAATATCATCGCGGAGAGATATACTTCGCAAACTTAAATCCTGCCTATGGCTGTGAGCACGGCGGTATCCGCCCTGTGCTGATCCTGCAGAATGACGTAGGCAACTTCTATTCACCGACATTGATCGTCACACCTGCTACAAAGCAGGCCGACAAAAAGCCATATCTGCCGACACACGTTGTTCTGAGCAAGATTCCCGGAATGAAGTATGACGGAGACTCCTTGTTCATGTTGGAACAACTGCGGGTGATTGATAAGCACCGTCTGCGTGGCTACGCTGGGCGGCTGACTAAAGCTCAGATGGAACTGATTGATAAAGCGGTATGTGCCAGCCTGGGGCTTTCCCAGGACGGCGTATGACGCGCCTGACCCGGCAAAGAAATGACAGGGCTTCCCTGATCTGTCTTTGCCCCACTTGCCGGGAGAACTTTGAGATTACAGGGAGTTATCGTATCCGGCGGGCAAATTACAAGCAGGCAGTAAAGGAAATCTGTACTTACTGTCAGATTCGTATGGGCTATGACTACTATGTAACGCCGGTATCGGAACGGGGGTGATGAAATGGATGAACTACTGCGGATTGACCCAGAGTTTGAGTCTAAAATTCCACCTCTGACTGCGGAAGAATATCAGTTGCTGGAAGAAAACATTCTCCAGGACGGCGTTGTGCTTAACCCGTTGATTGTCTGGAATGGCTGCATCGTAGATGGTCATAATCGCTTTCGTATCATTCAAGCACATCCGGAAATCAAATACACGGTCTTTGAAAAGGAATTTCCAGATCGCTATGCAGCGATTGCCTGGATTTGCTGTAACCAGCTTGGTCGCCGAAATTTGACACCACAGCAGAAGAAATATTTGATTGGACAGCGGTATGAGGCGGAAAAACAAACAGCGAGTTTTCATGGAAATCAACACACTTTAGCTGATGAAAGTGGTGGTGGACAAAATGTCCACCACCAGAAAGTCGAAAAAACCGCAGAAAGAATTGCCCGCGAAAACAATACAAACGAGCGATATGTCCGCCGAGCTGAACGATATGCTATGGGGGTGGATGCTGCTGATGAGATAGAACCTGGAATTAAGAAAGAGTTACTTTCTGGTTCCATTAGGCCTACGGATACTGCTGTTGCAGCTATTGCCAAAGCTGACCCGGATGCGCGTCCTGCATTGGTTGAACAGCTACGACAGCCAAAGCAGCTGCCAGATAAAACATCAGCCCCAGTTCAAGAGCAAGTACCGACAGAAATTGAACCTTCATCAATCACTGATGATGAAGTTCAGCCAGAGTCAGAGCAGGAAGAAGCAGAACATCCTACCCGCCCCATGACAGAAATCCAAAAAATCCTTGCGATTTCATCCGGCATGGAAACTGCGGAAGAACTGGCAGATGAAAGCACCATGTTCTACGAACTGGAGGATGCGGTATCCACCATGATTCGCCGTTGTCTCCGATGCTTTGAAAGCTATCCGGGACTTTTAAATAAGAAATCGTACCGCCGCAAGGTACTGAAAATATTCAAAGAAGCCATTCAATTTATTCACAAAATCGAACAGGAGGAACCAACATGAAGAACCTGATTAACTGCCCCTTTGATGAGATGATGATCTACAGCAAAAACCTGGAAGTCCCTCGTAACGCTTACCAGCGGGAGCTGAATCCTAACCGTGTCCGCAAGATTGCGGCAGAGTTTGACGAGCATATCGCCAATGACCCGAAGGTCAGCTTCCGCGACGGTCACTACTATGTTTTTGACGGTCAGCATACCATCGCAGCCAGGAAGCTCCGCAACGGCGGTCAGGACTTGCCCATCCGCTGCAAAGTGTTCTATGGCCTCTCTGAACTGGACGAGGCTATTTTGTTTGCTCAGCAGACTGGTACATCCGCTCAACTCACCGCCGGTGCGAAACTGCGTGCGCTGATTTACGGCAATGACCCGGATGCGGTGGCGTTCCTAAAAGCTACGGAGGATGTTGGTTTGCGGCTTGACTACAACCAGGACAGAGGCAAGTGCCGGATTGGCTGTGTTGGAACGGCTTACTCCATCTATAAGAAGGTGGGCGAAAAAATCTATAAGGAAGGAATGCAGCACATTGTCAATGCCTGGGACGGCGCTCCAGATTCCCTTCGTTTTGAGATTCTGCTTGGCGTGGTGTTCTTCGTGGATCTCTACCACGATGAATATAGCCCTAAGCGCCTGGTTGAACAGCTGCGCCGGTACGATCCGCTGACCATTTACCGGGAGGGGCGTTCCCTTGGTGTGAATATGGCTGGCTACAAAAAGTATATGTATCAGGTCTACCGGATGTACAACGGTAGCAGTCGCCGCTATATGCTTCCCCTGAAATTCTGATGCAGGACGGATAAAGAAGACCGCCCCGTAATAGGTATAGAATAACAAACCCCGGAAGGGAGGTCGCTGTGACTATTTTATTGAGCCGCATCATAAGATGGAAGGGGGAAATCATGTGGCGTATCAATCCGTAGAGGAAATGAAAAACGTAGACCCTCGGACGGTTGACCGCTCCCAGCTGGTTGATCGTGAGAGCGTCCGCTTAGACCCGGACGCCGGATATGAGGAACGCTTGAAATCCCATATCCGGCAAATCCGCAATCCCTACTGTTACTTAGACGGAGGCATTGTTGTAAAACTGGCGTTCCAGCCGAAAGGCCCAACCATAGAGGAGCGTGTCAACAGCGTGTATCTCTCCGGCAGCTGACATCCTTTTCAAATGTTCTGCCGGGATGCTAAAATAAAACCGGGTCAAAAACAAAACAGGAACACGAGCCGCAGCCACGATTTGCTGGGGCTTGTACTCCTGCATTTATAGTAGGATCAGCCTCCGTCTTTCTGTGGTGATACATTGGAAAGATTGGAGGTTTTTATTGTGCCAGAAAAGATTTATCGGACGGGAATCTATGCGAGACTTTCCCGTGAGGACAACGAACACGGAGAAAGCAATTCCATATCCAGTCAAAAGGCCATTTGCATGGAGTATATCTCCCGCCATCCAGACCTGGAGCTGGTAGAGATTTACGATGAAGATGACGGTTACAGCGGAACCAATATGGAGCGTCCTGGATTTCAGCGGATGCTTCAGGATATGCGCTCCGGCAAGATTGACTGTGCAATCAGCAAGGATCTGAGCCGGTTTTCCAGAAACTACATTGAGGCAGGAAATTATCTGGAGAAGATTTTCCCGTCCCTGGGCATCCGCTATATTGCCGTTAATGACTGTTATGACAGTATGGCACCGGGAAGTGCTTCGGATGCTATCACACTGCCGTTTAAGAATCTGGTAAACGACATTTACTGCCGGGATATATCGGTAAAAATCCGAACCAACTTGGAAGTGAAGCGCCGGAAAGGTGAATATGTCGGTTCTTTCGCCCCGTATGGCTACCAGAAATCCGCAGAGGATAAAAACCGTCTGGTGGTGGACGATGATGCGGCGGAGATCGTGACCATGATTTTTGGAATGTTTAAGGATGGTTTTCCCATCCTGCGCATTGCACAGCGGCTGAATCAAAGCGGTGTGCCAACCCCGATGGAACACAAACGCCAGCAAGGGGTGAAGTTTCAGACGGCGTTTCGGCGGCGGGATGTTCCCCAATGGGAATACAACACCATCGCCAGAATATTGAAGAACGAGGTTTACTTAGGCAACCTGACTCAGGGCAAGCGGGGAACGCCCAACCACAAGGTACATGATATTCGTCTGAAAGATGAAGCGGACTGGATTCATGCAGAAGCAACCCATGAAGCGCTGATCTCACCGGATGATTTCATGGTGGTGTCGGAACTGCTCAAACGGGATATGCGGGCTGCGGATGACAGCGGACAGCATTATCTGTTTTCCGGATTTCTTTACTGCGGAGACTGTAAACAAGGTATGGTGAGAAAGACTGTAACGCGCAGTGGGAAAAAGTATATTTATTATGTCTGCGGAAAGCATCGGAAAGAAAAGAACTGCTCTCCCCATTCTTTCAGTGAGAACCGACTGCGGGAAGTTGTATTCCATGCAATTCATGACCAGATTGAAACCGTTATGCACCTGGATCAGGTGCTGACGTTTATCGAACGTCTTCCCTTGGAAAATCGGAAGTCTTTCAACTATGAAGCACAGATTGTCAAAGTAGAGGAAGAAATCGAACGGTACAGGAAACTGAAACTCCGGCTCTATGAAGATCTGGCAGATGGCGTGATTACAAAGAGTGAGTATACGGAGTTCCGCAACGCCTATACGGCTCGGATTGAAGAGAAATCGGAAACCGTGGAACGTCTGAAGAAAGAACAGGCGCAGGCGGCAACTACCGGTATGACGAACCGTGCCTGGGTACAGGCGTTTGCTCAGTTCCAAAATATTTCGGAGCTGGATCGCCGGGTGTTGGTGGCACTGGTAGACCGGATTTTTATTTACGAGAACAAAGCGATTGAGATTCAATTCAAATACCGGGATGAATACGAGTTGGCGCTCCGCTACGTCCAGGAATTTGAAGAAAGGCCAGCTGCGGCTGGCTGAACATAGGAGGATACCATGGCAAGAAAAAGCAGAAAAAACAGCAGTCAGCCGGAATCGGCAGCACAGATCGGGCAGGTGTCCTATGTCACTGCAATCTATGCACGGCTGTCTGTAGAGAACAGCGGAAAACAGGACGAAGGTGCTTCCCTCCAGAACCAAATTGACGTTTGTAAGGAGTATGTTGCAGGCTGTCCCTATCTTAGACTTGCGGAGGTTTACGCCGATAACGGAAAAACCGGCACCGTTTTTGACCGTCCTGCCTGGAACCGGCTGATGGATGATGTGCGCAGCGGTAAGGTGGAAGCTATCGTGGTTCGTGATCTGAGCCGATTCGGGAGGGATTACATTGAAGTAGGCAACTATCTGGAAAAGATTTTCCCGGCATTGGGAACACGTTTCATCTCTGTCAAAGAGAACTTTGACAACTTCACCTGCGGCAGCTCCATGGAGTCCCTCTCCGTGTCGCTGCAAAATTTGATTAACGCCTTGTATTCCAGAGATATTTCCCGTAAGGTTTCCACGGCGCTCCTGGCACAGCAGCAAAACGGAACCTTTCAGAGCCGTAACCCACCTTACGGGTATATGTGGAATGAAGGTAAATCCGCTTATATAATTGACGAGGCTGCCGCTCCTTATGTGCGGAATATATTTCGCTGGAAGATGGAGGGCGTTTCCGTCAATTCCATGATTCACCGTTTGGAAGAAGCTGGAGCCGTCCATCCGGAACTTCGCAAGCGCGAAAATGGTTCCAGACATGGCAATCAGGTTGGAAAAGGCTGGGCGAAGTCCACGATCAATTCCATTCTTGAAAACCCGGTCTATCTGGGACACACGATTCACGGCAGAATGCGTACCGCTATTTATAAGGGTGTCAAGAAGCATAAGGAAGATCCAGAAAACTGGATTTGGTATGAAAATACGCATCCGGCAATCATTTGTCAGGAAGATTTCGATACAGTTCAGCATATTCTGGCGGAGGCCAGTCGTATCCGGCAGGAGAAAATGAAACAGTCTGCCATTATCCGGGAACAGATGATTGATTTCTTTGACCAGAAAATATTCTGTGCAGACTGTAAAAAGCGAATGTACTTCCGCCGACATCGGATTGACAAAAAGGGACCGGAAGAATGGATGGGGTCATATGAGTGCAGTACCTATACTTCACGCCGCCACGAACACTGTACAAAGCATTATATACGACAGAATGTTCTGAATGAAAAAGTGCTCACTGTCATACAGGATCAGCTGCGGGTTGCCCTCAACTACGAGCGGCTGCTCAGTACCTTAAAGGGAAGCAAGGAAGAAAGCAATCTCAAAGAAAAGTACAACGCCGCTGTCTCCAGTATCAGCTTGAAGCTGAATGCCCTGAATCAAAAACGAAGCAAGTTATATGAAAGCTACGTGGAAGGTATTCTGAATGAAGAAGAATATTCTTTTGCTAAGAAGACCTATGAGAAAGAACATGAACGCCTGAGCCAGCTGATGGATGAAGCGGTTCAGCGCCGGACAAAGTTTCTGGATTCCATTTCTCCGGATAACAAATGGATGTCTATGATGAAGGCAGCCACCGGCACTACGGAACTGACACAGAAGCTGGTGGACACCATGATTGAGAAAGTCCTGATTTATGAAAATGGCGGTATCGAAGTTGTCCTTTATTATG